TGAATTGCGCAATGACTGTGGACGGATGGCCGACAAATTGATTGAAACTGGCGCTGCGTATATTCCCGGATGGGGCATTGATTACACAGCTGTATCAGCCTGAACAAACCAATTTATCCGACGGAGATACACAATGACCGAACAGCAATATGAAATGAACGCCGCTGCAATCGCCACCGCCATCTGGGAAATCAGCACGGGCAACGGGCGCGACCTGGACGAGGAATTGCACGATAGTCACATGCAGAACTGCCACGACGCTGTAGCTAACACATACATCGACGACATCGCAGTTGACGCGTGGCACGACACTGCACTGGCGCGCGTCCAATGACCCGCCCCCGCAAAAAACGCATCCTTGAAAAAGCCGGTCTGCGATACGTTGCAGGCTGGTTGCCATCTGCCGCAGCCAGTGCAGTGCGGTCCGATATTGATTTGGCGCAGGAAACTGTTACCTTGGCGCTTGCGACTCTAGAGGACAAGCCAAATGCAGTGGAGGCCTCGTGACACGCGGTGAGCGCGTCATTGCCTTCATAACCCAGTTCTGTCCTGTGCCAGAAGGCAAGATGGTTGGGCAGTCGATGAAGCTGATGGAGTTTCAGCGCAAGTTCATCTTGGACATCTACGACAACAAGAAAGGCACCAGCCGGGCTTACCTCTCCGTCGGGCGCAAGAACGGCAAATCTGCGCTGATCGCTGGCATCCTGCTTGCCCACATCGTCGGCCCAGAGGCGCGGCAGAACAGCCTGATCATCAGCGGCGCACGCAGCCGCGATCAGGCGGGTCTAGTTTTTAAGCTAGCAGAGAAAATGGTCAGGCTTTCGCCAGCCCTGTCAAAGATCGTTCGCATCATCCCATCGCAGAAGATGCTGGTCGGCCTGCCGATGAAAGTCGAATACAAGGCGATCAGCGCGGAGGCTGGCACGGCACACGGCCTGTCACCGGTGCTGGCTATCCTTGATGAGGTCGGTCAGGTGCGTGGGCCAACGGATGCTTTCGTTGAGGCCATTGAGACCGCCCAGGGCGCGCACGACGATCCGCTGTTGATTGCGATCAGCACGCAGGCGGCAACGGACGGCGATCTGTTCTCGATCTGGCTGGACGACGCCAAGAACGCCAAAGACCCGCGCATCGTCAGCCACGTCTACACCGCGCCAGAAGATTGCGAGATCATGGACCGCGATGCGTGGAAGGCGGCGAACCCGGCGATGGGCGAGTTTCGCAGCCTGAAGGACGTTGAGGACTTTGCCAAGCAAGCCGCGCGCTTGCCTGCAAAGGAGGCCAGCTTTCGTTGGCTGTATCTAAACCAGCGGGTTGAGGGCGTCAGCCCGTTCTTGAACCGGACCGAATGGGAGGCCAACAACCAACAGCCCGACATCCCGCTTGGCGGCATGTGCTACGCAGGTCTGGACCTGTCAGCCAGCCGCGACTTGACCGCATTTGTCATGGTGTTCCCTGACGGCGACAAATACCACATCGTGTCAAATTTCTTTCTGCCCAGCGATGGACTGCGTGAGAAGGCGATGGCGGACAAGGTGCCGTATGACATCTGGGCAGATCAAGGTTACCTGACGCTGATTGACGGTCCGGTTATTATCCCTGCTGTCGTCGCCCGTCACGTTGCGGAGGCGGCTGAGGAATACGACATCCAGATGCTGGCGTATGACCGCTGGCGGATCAACGACTTCCAGCGCGAGTTGGACATCATCGGCGCGCAGGTGCCGATGGCACCGTTCGGTCAGGGCTTCAAGGACATGGCCCCGGCGGTCGATAAGCTGGAACGGCTAGTCGCTGAACGGAAACTGCTGCACGGCAGCAACCCGATCATGAACATGTGCGCGGCCAACGCTGTTGTGGAGCGCGATCCTGCGGGCAATCGCAAGCTGACCAAGGCCAAGTCTGCGGGCAAGATCGACGGGCTTGTGGCGCTGGCAATGGCGCTGGGCGCTGAATCGCAAGAGGACGCTGCTTTGCCGCCGTCGCCGTGGGACGATCCGACCTTCCAGATGACGGCTTGATAAGCGTGAAGCCACTGTTGGCCTTTAGATTTGCGGAGAAAAGGCTGCGTTCGCGTTACCCTTTCCATTTGGCCCTGACTGATGTATCATTGCATCGAAACCATGCGCGTGGACCTGAACTAATGGGCATCTTTGATCGCTTCCGTAAGCCTGAAAAACGTACTCTTGAAAACCCGAACGCACCGGTTTCTGCCGAAGATTTCTTGCAGGTTATGGGCTGGGGCGGCGGTTTGTCCGAGTCCGGCATCAATGTCACGATTGACAGCGCGCTTGGCGTTCCTGCCGTATGGGCCGCCGTCAACTTCATCAGCGGCACGCTGGCTGGCCTGCCCTTGCACGTCTACCGCAAAACCAGCAAGGGCCGTCAGCGCGTTGAGACAGGCCCGCTTGCTGGCATCCTGCACGACGTAGCAAACGATGAAATGTCGTCTTTTGAGTGGCGCAAATATCTTTTCGATCAAGTGTTCACCGGAGGTCGCTGCGTCAGCTACATTGAGCGCAAAGGCAATGGGCAGGTTGCCAACATTTGGCCGCTGGACCCGCACCACACGTACGTTGACCAAGTTCAAGACGGACCAAAGATGGTCAAAGTTTATACCTATAAAGGTATCAAGTATCAGGCCACCGAGGTCATCGACATCAGCTACATGCTCAAAGCCAACCAGCTTGACCTTCGCGGCCCGATTATGACCAACAAAGACGCGATCGGCTTGGCCATTGCGGCGACTAAATACGGTTCCAAGGCATTTCAATCCGGCGGCATCCCACCAATGACGCTGCAAGGCCCGTTCCAGTCTGGCGCAGCGGCACAACGTGCGTCTGAGGACGTTGCCAAGACCACGGCCAAGCTGGCGCGCGAAGGCAAACCGGTCATGGCTATCCCAATGGGGCATGAGTTGAAGCCCGTCGGGTTTAACCCAAGTGAGATGCAGTTGATTGAGTTGCAGCGTTTCAGCATTGAGCAGATCGCGCGCATCTACAGCCTGCCGCCGATTTTTTTGCAAGACCTTACGCGCGGCACCTATAGCAACACCGAGCAACAGGATTTGCACTTTGTCAAGCATACGCTGAAACGGTGGATTGAGCAGTTTGAGCAGGAATTGAACCTCAAGCTGTTCCCGCGCGGATCAAAGTTATACGTCGAGTTTAATGTTGACGGCCTTCTGCGCGGCGACTTCAAGACCCGCATGGAAGCACACGCGACGACAATCCAGAACGGGATCCGCACACCGAACGAAGTGCGCGATATTGAGAACATGAGTCCGATGCCAGCAGGCGATAGCCTGATGATACAGGGCGCAACGGTTCCTATTGGATCGCAAAACCTGGGGGTTCCTGATGCTGTTATCGAATGACGACAATGTTGACCCCGGCTGCGCTGCCGTGACACTAGACGCGGCCCCTAGTCTCGTGGTATCTTTGCCACATAGTTTGGAGGCCCCGATGGTTAAACCTGAAATCCGTGCGCTTGGTGAGCCTGTCGAAATTCGGCAGGAAGATGATGGCCCGATTCGGGTCGCTGGTTATGCCGCTGTTTTCGGGCAGGAAACTAACATCGGCGGCTTTTTCACAGAAGTGATTGAGGCCGGTGCATTCACGTCTGCACTTGAGCGCAACGATGACGTTGTGTTCTTGGTCAACCACGATGGCCTGCCATTGGCGCGCACGCGGTCTGGCACTTTGCGTCTGTCGCAGGATGAGCGCGGGCTTTACATTGAAACGGAACTAGACAGTGACGATCCAGATGTCCGAGCGATTGTTCCCAAAATGAAGCGCGGCGATCTGGACAAAATGTCGTTTGCGTTTGTGGCAACGCGGCAGACTTGGGACGACAGCGGTGACATGCCAAAGCGCATGATCAACGACTTGCAACTTTATGACGTGTCAATCGTGACCACACCGGCTTATGATGGCACCGAAATCGGTTTACGTTCATTGCAGCAGTATCGCGATGAGCAAAACAAAACCCAAGCTTTACGACGCCTTCGGATGAGGGCCAGCTTGGCGAAATAGCAGCGGCTCCCGCTGTTACTGCCCTGTCCTGCACCTTGGGCAAGTGCTTGGACCTGATCGTCGTGATGACAGACCAGTTCCCTAAGATGGAGGCCCGTGATGGCTGAGATTAAAGAACTGCGGGAGAAGATGGCGAACATTGCCACCGAAGCCCGCTTCAAACTGTCGGAAGTGACAGACACTACCACAGAAGCCCGCGCTGCTGAGATTGAGCGCGAGTTTGACGCCATGATGGCTGACCACGACAAGCTGGGTCAGAAGGTTGAGCGCCTGCAAAAGGTTGAGGCCGCACTTCGGGCTGGCGAAAGCATTGATCTGTCCCGTCGCCCAATGGCGGACGCAGGCTCTGCACGCGCTGTCGATGAGGGCTTCAAGATGGACTATCGTTCGGCGTTTGCCGAGATGATTGCCAACGGCGGCGAAGGTTACGTCGATCAGGAAGTGCGCAACGTTCTGAAAGAATACCGCGTGCAGACTGGCGGCACCAATTCGGCTGGCGGTTTCACCGTTCCAACTGAACTGGCGACCTTCATCGAGAAGGCAATGATTGCAACTGGCCCAATGTATGGCAACGAGTTCTTCACTGTCATCAACACCGTTGCAGGCAACCCGTTCAACATCCCAACCGTTGACGACACCACTATCGCTACCGAAGCACACACCGAAGGCACGCAGCCAACGGATGACGCTAGTAACGACGTGACATTTGGTCAGAAATCTCTGGGCGCGTTTGCCGAGGACTCTAAGTGGGTTCGTTGGTCGGCAGAACTGAACGCAGACAGCGTCCTGAACATGGAATCGCTGCTGGGTGAGTTGCTGGGCGAGCGTCTTGGCCGTATCGCCAACGCAAAGCTGACAACCGGTTCGGGTTCTTCGGACGTTGAGGGCATCGTGACCAACTCTGGTGCTGGTAAAGTTGCAGCCGCAACCAACGCCATCACTGCGGATGAGATCATCGACCTGATCCATTCGGTTGACCCTGCTTACCGCACTTCGCCAAACACCGCGATCATGATGGCTGACGCCACCTTGTCCGCTGTGCGCAAGCTGAAGGACGGCGACGGCAACTACCTCTGGCAGATGGGCAACTATCAAGCTGGCGTTCCCCAGAACCTGCTGGGCTACAACGTTGTCGTCAACCAAGCAATGGCCAACCTCGGTTCGGGCGTTTCTTCGAAGGTCATGCTGTTTGGTGACATGTCGAAGTTCTACGTCCGCAAGGTCGGCGCACCCGCGCTTTACGTTGCGCGCGAGCGTTTCGCACCTGACTTCGGCATCTTGGGCTACATCCGTTTCGACGGCGTGTTGACCAACACTGCTGCGATCAAGCACCTCGCAACTGCAGCGTCTTAATCAACTTCTTGGTGGGGCGGGTTATCCTGCCCCACTGCCTAAGTTGATTTTATAGGAGGCACACAATGCCAAAGGTTAAACTTCTCACTTCGATGGCAGGCATCGACTTTTCGCACAATCAGGGCGACGTGATTGACTGCAACGATGCAGAGGCTGTTCGCTTCATTGCTGCTGGCATCGCTGAACCCGTCGTCGCGGTTAAGGTTGAGCGCGCCGTACAAAAGCCGTACACGCGCAAGGCTGCTAAAATCTCCGAGGACGAATAATCATGTATCAGCCCTTGGCCAGCTTTGACGCTTTGCAGCTGCTTGAGGCACCTGCTGCGGCACCCGTCTTGCTGGCGGAGGTTAAGGGGCAGTTGGGCATTGAGCATCCAGACCATGACTTGATGATTGACCGCCTTATCAAGACTGCGGCGTCTTACACAGACGCAAAAGGCGCGCTTGGTCATGCGATGATTACGCAGAAGTGGGGCCAATGGGTTAACAGCGTTCCGCCGCAGTATGTCCGGCTTGCTATGGGTCCGCTGATCGAGGTCACGGCGGTCCAGTATTACGACATCGACGGCGCTTTGCAGACCGACACGCTGTCAAACTACGAAATCACCGGCACAGACTTCACAACCCAGATTGGGCCAAAGTCTGGGTTCAACTGGCCCGTGACGCAAGATCGGGCTGACGCGATCCGCATTGAATACACGGCAGGCTACGGGGCGACATCTGCCAGCGTGCCGGAGACGCTGCGCCATGCAATGATGCTGCTGATCGGCCACTGGTATGACAACCGCGAAAACACGATGATGGATGAGTTGTCCAACATCCCGTATGGCTTTGACATGCTGGTCGATATGCACCGCAGGGCTTGGTATGGTTAGGGCAGGGTCATATCGTGATCGGGCTACATTCCAGCGCCTTGTAGAGGGCGCTGTTGACGATTACGGAAACCTTTACACCGGCTGGTCGGATGTGGCCACACGGTCAGCCAACTTGCGTGAGCGCACCGGCAAAGAGGCGATCCAAGGTGGGGCGCTTTCTGACGTTGGCCCAGCCACGATGCGGGTTCGCAAAGACAGCGTTACCGAAACGTTCACAGCAGCGGATCGCGTGCAGGTTCGGGGCCAGACCTGGGCGATCAAGGATGTGATGCAAGTTGACGACAAAGGTACCGTTCTTGAGTTTCTTTTGATGCGCGGGGTGGCATCGTGAGGGTCGTTGGCGCGAAGAAACTGAGCAAGCAACTGCGGGATCTGCCGGACGCTGTTCGCATTGATGTTGAAAAAGCGATCCGTCGCAATACAGAAGCCGGTGCGCGGATGGCGCGTCAGCTTGTTCCCGTTGAAAGCGGCGAGTTAAAGGGCTGGATATTTACGAAATACGACACGCAAGACGGCTTTCGCGGTGCCGTAGAGGCTGCGCCACCAACCAAGGAGGCCCAGATCAAGGCGGGTTCGGTCGAGTTTGGCCGCACAAAAGGTGATCGCGGCACAACATCCCCAGCGCCCTATATGCGGATCATGCAGAAGCACATGGCAAAGCGATTTAAAGCCAGCATCAAGGCAGCGGTTAACAAAGCTGCGCGGAGGGTGACAAATGGCTGATGGATTTGCACTTGCCCTGCAAAAGGGTCTGCGGGCTGCACTGGTTGCGAATACTGGTGTGATTGCATTGGTCGGCGCTAGAATATACGATGAGCCGCCGCAGAATGTGACGTTTCCGTATATCCGCTTTGGCGACATTGAACCCGGCGCGTTTGACACTGACACGATTGAAGGGTCATTGACGGGCATATCCATCGAAGCCCACTCACGCAGCGCATCAGGCCGCGTGGAGGCCGTTAGGATGGTCGAGGCTGTCAGGGATGCGCTACACCGGCAAGAGCCGTCCGTGACGGTCGCTGGACATACGCTGGTCGAATTGATTTACCAGACATATTCGGTTACAAGAGACAATGAAGGTCGTGGCTACACGGCAGTCATTTCGCTTCAAGCGATGCTTGAAAAACCCGCCTAACCCCGCGCCGTGGGCAAGCGCAAACTATGGAGGCCAAAATGGCTAAACAACTTGGACGCGCCCTGCTTGTCAAAATTGGCGACGGGGAATCTAGCGAAGCATTTGCGAACCTGTGTGGATTGAACAGCAAGTCGCTGACGATCAACAACACCGCGATTGATGTGACGACACCTGACTGCACATCGCCCGAAGGTGCTTTGTGGACTGAAACCCTAGCTGGCCTGAAGAACGTTTCAGTCAGCGGCGACGGTTTCTTTGAGGACAGCACGACAGAGGCTCGGATGAACACCGTGGCGATGGCCGCAGACAACAAGGCTAACTTCCAAGTCGTTGTTCCTGACTTTGGCACATATGCTGGCGCGTTCCGCATCACATCGCTGGAGTTCGGCGGCGAGACAGAAGGCGGCGTGACCTATTCGCTGTCGCTGGAAAGCACCGGCGTCGTTACGTTTACGGCTGCTTAATGACTATCACGGCTGAAGCGCCGCGTGGGGGTGTCGTCGAGTATATTGGCGACACCTCTTATTCGTTTGTCCTGCGCAATCGTCAGATTGAGCGGTTTGAGGACAAGCACCGGGGCATCTTTGAGTTCTGGGATGGCGTCTTTGGCCGTGGCGAGAAACCATCCAGCACCGAGGTCCGCGATCTAGTTGCGCTTGGTCTGGTTGGCGGAGGCATGAAGGATCACGATGCGGACAAGGTTCTGGCTGCATGTGGTCCGGGCGATCTGATGCACCTGTTCCAACTTGCGCAGGCGATCATCGGTGTGGCCTTTATGCCAGACGCAATGGATGAGGCGTCAAAAAAAAAGACCAAAGCGGACCAATCCCCAAAAGCCTGAACGTGCGTTCGATGATTAAAAGCGGGATCGTGATTGGCTTACGTCCTGAAGAAATCCGTGATATGATCCCGAAAGACGCTTGGACGGTGTTTGAAGGCTGGAATGATGCACACAGCCCGAAAAAGCCCGGTCAAGATGCAATGTCAGCGGATCAATACCGCGATTTGGTGAGGCAGATAGATGGCCATTAGCGCGGAACAACTAAACGTCATCTTGAGCGCGCGCGACCGTGAGTTTTCGCGGGCTATGCAGCGTTCGGAACAGCGGGTCAATCGTTTTTCAAAGGAAAGCAACAAGAGTTTGTCGTCTACCAGCAAGGCTTTTGCTGCGCTGGCAACATCCGCCAAGCGGCTTGGGCCTGCAATCGCTGCGGCACTTTCTGTTCAAGCGTTTCGCGGCGCTTTGGCTGCGGCTTCTGAAATTGACAACCTTTCAAGAATTGCGGGCGTTGCGTCAGACCAGTTTCAAGTTTTGGCTTTGACGTCGCAGCAGTTTGGGATCGGTCAAGAAAAACTTTCTGACATTCTAAAGGATGTGAACGACAAGTTCGGGGATTACGCGCAAACTGGCGCTGGCCCGCTTGCCGATTTCTTTGAAAACATTGCGCCCAAGGTTGGTTTGACTGCATCGGCGTTTGCCGATTTGTCGTCGGATCAAAAGCTGGGTGCGTATATCAACGCTCTGGAGCGGGCAAACGTATCGCAGGCAGACATGACCTTCTACATGGAAGCCATCGCCAGCGACAGCCTCGCGCTTGTGCCAGCGTTTCAAAACAATTCCGCAGCTATTGATGAGATGGCAAAAAAAGCTGCTGATCTTGGGCTGGTGATTGACCGCGAGACTATTGCGAAATCAAAAGAGGCTCAGAATGAACTGGACCTGATGTCTAAGGTCATAAGCATTCAGCTTACCCAAGCCCTTTTGTCTATAGCCCCTGCCCTTGCGCAGGCCGCTGGCGGTATAGCAACAATCTCAGCAGCTGCTAGAGAGTTTTTTCAAGTGTTTCCAGAAGGCAATTTTTTGCCAGAATTGCTAGATGCGGATGGCTTAAAGGCGCTTGCTGCTGAGTATGAAGGCCTTGGTGGAATTATTGCAAGGATCGGTCAGGCGCGTTCTGCAGAGACTGCAAACCTCGCGCGAGGCAACGAAGCAGACGCTGCCAAGTTTGCATTGCAAGCAGTTGCGGCAGAAGATGAATTGCGCGAAGCCATCGCCCTGCGCCAGCGCCAACAGGCCGCAGGCGAGGGTGCTGTTGCGAGTTCAATGGCATTGGGAAAAGAAATTAAGCAGTTGCGGGAGCAAGCGCGACTTAACCAAATAAGCGCAGAGCAGCGCGAGCGCGAAACCATTGCCACGCAAAGACTTGCACGCGAAACGGAAATCAGAAATCAAATATTGGCGAGCGGTCGTGAAATCACCGACGCCATGGAAGCAGACATTCAAACATTGGGTTTGCGTTTTGAAGAAAGCGCAGTCGCGGCCAGTCTTATTTTAACGCCTCTAAAGGCTGCCAAAAAGGAAACTAAAGACACTAGAAGCGAAGCTGAACTTGCAAAAATCGCCTATGAGAAGCTGTTGAACGAAATGATCGCTGCATCTCCAGCTTTGCAGGCGCTGGGCTTTGACGCGGACAACCTGCAAAGCACAATGCAGATGGTTGAGAGCAGCATGGAAAGCGCGTTCATGTCGATGGTTGATGGTACGATGTCGGCCAGGGATGCGTTTCGTTCAATGGCCGGTTCGATCATTAAGGAATTGTTCCGCGTGCTGGTCGTTCAGCGGCTTGTGGGCGGCATCACGTCTGCGCTCGGGTTTCCTGCTGCGCCAGCGGGTGCGCCTGTTGTTGGGGCCGCGTCTGGCCGCTCGTTGCGGTCTGGGCAGCCTGCTGTCGTCGGTGAGCATGGCCGCGACTTGTTCGTGCCGCAGAC